GATAAGCGTATGCCTTTCGAAGAAGAGATAGATGATAACGGTGACCTCACCGGCAGCTACATCTTCCGGTTCAAACAGAAAGCAAAGATAAACACCAAGTCAGGAGACACCTTTGACATGAAGGTTGCTCTGTTTGATGCCAAGCGTACACCTACCACTGTGAAGGTGGGTGGGGGAAGTACATTGAAGGTCGCCTTTACTGCGTGGCCTTACGCAATGGCATCCTCTAGGTCTATCGGTCTGACCCTTCGTCCATCAGCTGTTCAAATCTTACAGCTTGTTGAACTCAGCGGCGGTGATGATGCCAATATGTTCGATGATGAAGATGGCTTTGAAGCTGACGCAAGTGCAGCAGCCTTTAGCGATACTTCTACTGCAACTGATGAAGACCAACTGGACTTCTAAGTTAGGCGGTGGTTCGTTAACTGCAGCTGATTTCTCAGAGACAAGACGCAGAGCCATAGCAAATGGTTGGCGGTCAGGGCTTGAAGAAAGCCTTGCCGCTGACCTTAATGCCAGAGGCATTGACTATGAGTACGAACAGCACGTTCTGTCTTTCACTATCCCAGCACGGGTAGCTAAATACACCCCCGACTTTTACCTAACAACGAGAACGGGAAAACTTATTATCGTTGAAACCAAAGGACGGTTCACGACTGAGAATAGACAACGGATGATACTGGTTAAGGCTGAACACCCTGACCTAGATATCCGCTTAGTCTTCTCAAATTCTAGAACCAAAATTTCAAAACAATCAAAGACAACCTACGGCATGTGGTGTGAGAAGCACGGCTTCCCCTACGCCTCAAAGGTTGTTCCAGAGGAATGGCTTAATGAGTAATATTACACACCTCATAGTCCACTGTTCTTACACCCCACCTCAGATGGATATCGGCGCTTCAGATATAGACCGCTGGCATCGTGAACGTGGGTGGTTAGGATGTGGCTATCACTTTGTCATCAAGCGTGATGGCACTGTCGAAGATGGTCGCCCGTTAGAAAAGACTGGCGCTCATGTTCGCGGAATGAATTCTAAATCCAAGGGCATCTGTTTGGTAGGCGGCATGAACCGCGCCAAGTCTGGCGCTGAAGTTAACTACACCGACAAACAGATGGAAGCGTTGCGCAAACTTATAGACGATCTGCGTGATGAACATTTCCCAGATGCCAAGGTCGCTGGTCATGTGGACTTTGATAGCCATAAGACCTGTCCAAACTTCGACGCTGCCCACTGGTACGAAACCGGTGAGGTTAAGTCTAACGTTTCATAGGTTGCACTATAACTGCAGCAACTTCAGGTCACCTTCGGGTGGCCTTTTTTTGTGAAAGGAAATCCCATGTGGATGTCTATCGCGCTGTACTTACTTGGCGCACTCGTTCTCGCAGACTTCATCTATGAAGATGAGGAACTGGAGACAATCGACTGGGTACTTACCAGTCTCATCTGGCCTATCACGGCACTTAACATTTTGTACTGCCGTATCCGTGACGGGCTTTTCCCAAACGACCCTGACAACTAGGAAAGGATTGCTTATGACACAAGCATCAATCGTTAAAACTCACCTCGCATCTTACGGTTCTATCACTCCATTAGAGGCGCAGTCCAACTATAACATCTGGCGGCTTGCCGCTGTTGTTAACAAGCTGAAGAACGCTGGCTTGGACATTCGTACTCAGATGAAAACAGCACCATCAGGAGCGAAGTATGCAGAGTATAGCCTCACCTGAAGAGGCTACCTTTTTAAGACATGAACCATGCCCGTCCTGTGGGTCTTCCGATGCGTTGGGGGTCTACAGTGACGGGCATACTTTTTGTTTCAGCTGTCAAAAGCACACAAGCGGTGAACCTGACAGCGATGTGAAGGTAGACCGTACCATGAACACCAATAACCTTGCCCCTCATGGGGAGTACCGTGACCTAACTAAGCGTGGGATACGGGAAGATACTTGTCGTAAGTTTGGTTATTCAATCAGTGCTTACAATGGCAAGCCATGTCACGTTGCATCATACCGTGATGCCAATAACCAAGTCGTAGCACAGAAGCTGCGCTTTGCTGATAAGCAGTTTAAGTTTATCGGTGACACAAAGGAAGCCAAGTTATTTGGTGAGCATCTATGGAAAGCTGGCGGTCGTATGCTGGTTTTATGCGAAGGCGAAGTAGACACGCTTTCCATGAGCCAGTGCCAGAACAATAATTTTCCAGTATGCGGTGTACCTACCGGAGCAGCTGGCGCGAAGAGAGCAATCCAAAAGTCACTCGACTTTGTGGAGTCCTTCGACCGTGTCATCATCATGATGGATATGGATGAAGCCGGTCAGTCTGCAGCCTTGCAGATTGCCCAGCTGCTCACACCTTCGAAAGCACATATAGCCCACCTTCCCTTGAAGGATGTCAACGAGATGGTTCTTGCTAACCGGAGCAAGGAAGTTATCTCAGCTATGTGGGAAGCGAAGGTCTACCGTCCCGATGGTATCGTTGCCGGTACTGAACTATGGGACACAGTATCAGATGACACTGAGATACCATCCATCCCCTATCCGTATGAAGGGCTGAACACCAAGACCCATGGCCTACGCCGTGGCGAACTGGTTACCCTGACTGCAGGTAGTGGCGTTGGGAAGTCTCAGGTCTGCCGCGAGATTGCATACCACCTCATCAACCAAGGTGAATCCCTTGGGTACATTGCTCTTGAAGAGAACACCAAGCGTAGTGCTTTAGGATTGATGGGGCTTGCCCTCGACAAACCACTTCACCTGTCAAAGGATGGGATAACTGAGGGTGACTTACGTACTGCCTTTGACCTTACTGTCGGTAACGGCAAGGTCTTTCTGTATGACCACTTTGGTTCTCTTGCTACTGACAACCTGCTTGCCCGTGTTCGTTATCTAGCCAAGTCATGTGACGTAGGCTGGGTGATACTAGACCACTTATCAATCGTCGTTAGCGGCGTTGATGACGGAGATGAACGCAAGGCAATCGATGTCATAATGACTAAGCTACGCAGCTTGTGTGAAGAGACAGGCATAGGTCTTATCCTTGTGTCTCACCTTCGTCGCCCATCAGGTGACAAGGGGTGGGAAGAGGGCTTGCAGACCAGCCTTAATTCTTTACGAGGTTCAGCTGCTATCGCTCAGTTGTCTGATATGTGTATCGGCATTGAGCGTAACCAACAGGGTGACAACCCTAACATCTCAACAGTTCGCATCCTTAAGAACCGGTTCTCCGGTGAGACAGGGGTGGGCTGCTATCTCCACTACAACAAAGACACTGGTCGTATGATTGAAGTCGATGACCCTGAAGTCTTCAAGGATGAAAGTCCTGACAAGGAAGACTTCTAATCAGCTAGTCGAAAGGGACAGCAATGAACTTATTATTTGATATTGAAACTGATGGACTAGACGCAACTGTCTGTCACTCGTTGGTTATAATCAACGCTGACAACGGTGTGGTCTATTCTTGTGCCGACCAAGAAGGTTACATAACAGTTGCCCTTGGCCTTACCATGCTTGAACAGGCTGACCGCCTGATTGGGCATAACATCATGGGCTATGACTTACCTGTCCTTGAGAAGCTATACGGTTTTAAGTTCGACGGTGAGATACATGACACGCTGCTTATGTCTAGGCTGGTGTGGGCTGACCTGAAAGACAATGACTTCAGGTACGTTAAGAAGAACCCTGACTACCCTAAAAATCTAATCGGTTCTCATGGCCTGAAGGCTTGGGGTCACCGGCTAGGTAACTACAAGGGTGACTTCGAATACTCTGCAGAGCGGTTCGCTAACTGGAGCGTAGAGATGCAAGAGTATTGCGAACAGGACTGTGACTTGAACCTAGAGTTCTACAAGTTCATCATGTCCAAGAACCCATCACCTGAAAGCATTAAGCTAGAGCATGACTTCGCTGCCATCATCAAGATGCAAGAAGTGCAAGGCTTTAACTTCGATGTCGATGGTGCAAACAAACTCCTATCCAAGTTGCAAGTGCGTCAAGCTGAACTGGAAGGTGAACTTCAAACAGCCTTTCCCCCATGGGAAATCAGAGAACCCTTTATACCCAAGGTCAACAACAAGACCCGTGGGTACGTCAAGGGTCAGCTGACTTACAAGGTTAAGGAAGTTATCTTCAACCCTGCCAGCCGTGACCACATAGCAGACAGATTGCAAAAGCTGCTTGGTTGGAAACCAGTGGACTTCACTTCCCAAGGTAAACCCAAGGTCGATGAAGCCGTGCTGTCTAGCCTTGAGTATCCTGAAGCTGAACTCCTGAATGAATACCTGCTTATCAATAAGCGTATCGGTCAGCTGGCTACGGGTAACAACGCTTGGCTCAAGCTGGTTAAGAACGGAAAGATACATGGAAGAGTGACAACCAATGGTGCTGCCACCGGACGATGTACGCATCAACGACCAAACATCGCCCAATGTCCCAGCGTTGGGTCACCCTACGGTTCAGATTGCAGAGCCTTATTCCATGCACCTGATGGCTACTCACTTGTGGGAGCGGATTTATCTGGGCTAGAACTGAGATGCTTATCGCATTTCATGTATCCGTTTGACGATGGTGCTTACGCCGACAGTGTCATCAATGGTGACATCCATACCGTAAATCAAAAGGCAGCTGGGCTACCTCATCGTAACAATGCCAAGACTTTTATTTATGGATTCTTGTATGGGGCAGGTGCAGCCAAGATTGGTTCAATCGTTAATGGCTCAGAAGCTGAAGGTCGTAAACTTATCTCAAAGTTTATGAGAGCAACACCAGCCCTCAAGAAACTGAGGGAGAAGGTAACTCAGGCTGTCAAGTCTAAGGGTTACCTGACCGGACTAGATGGCAGGGTCTTACCTATTCGTAGCCCTCATTCCAGTTTGAACACGCTGTTACAAAGTGCAGGTGCGCTACTCGCAAAGCAAGCCACCATTATTTTGTACGAAAATCTAACCCTTAAGGGCTACATCTTTGGCGTGGACTACGCCTTAGTAGCCCATGTTCACGACGAGGTGCAGCTGATAGCTAAGAAGGATATCGCTGACGATGTCGGACGAGAAGCAGTTAAGTCTTTTCAACAAGCTGGAGAACACTTTAACTTCAGATGCTCAATCACCGGAGAATACAAAGTCGGTGAGAATTGGTGTGACACGCACTAGTAACCCACACTCAATTCGCATGAGAGAATTAGTACAGAAAAGAAAGCAAGACCTTGTCGCCTATAAGGGCGGCAAGTGTGAACGATGCGGTGGTAAGTTTCATCCTAATGTCTTTGACTTCCATCACTTCGACGCAACCGAAAAGTCTTTTGCTATGAGCCAAAAAAATTTTCAGAGGAAATGGGTCAACCTTGTAGCTGAAGCAGACAAGTGCTTCCTACTTTGCAGCAACTGTCATCGTGAGGTTCATACTTTTAATGAACCTAAATTTATCCAAGTCTAACCCTTAAGGAATAGATATGATTGAGTTACAATATATGACCCACATGGGTGACGATAACTTGGTACTAGATGCAGCCCGTGTCTCGTTTAACAAACAAGCTGAGAACTACGGGGAAGCAAGAAATGAGAAGCTACTCATGTACCTTGGGAAGCATGGACACCTGCATCCCTTCAGCCATCCTCAAGTTTCATTCCGCTGTACTGCCCCAATCTTTATTGCCAGACAACTTGCGAAGCATCAGGTCGGTGGAACTTGGAATGAAGTTAGCCGCCGGTATGTGAAGAGCCAGCCTGAATACTGGAAGCCTGAGTTCTTTCGGGAAGCAGCTACAGATGTAAAGCAGGGGTCTAGCCCTGAACCTCACCCGCGAACCGGCGAGTTCCTAATGGATTACCAAGAACTCTGCATCGATGCCATTGCCACTTACGACAAGATGGTTGCTGTTGGCATCTGTCCTGAACAGGCAAGGGCTATCCTTCCGCAAGGCGTAGCTACTCAATGGGTATGGACAGGCTCACTCCTGTTCTGGTCGAGGGTCTTCAACCTTCGCAGCACACCCGATGCACAACGAGAAGTCCAACAGTTCGCTGACCTATTAGATGAACAGATGGATGCTCTTTTCCCTATAGCATGGAAGGTACTAACTGATGGATGATGAACAGACAGCCGCAATAATTATGGCTCAAACTTTGACCAAGATTGCAGAGGTAGGCGACAGTCTTAAAGAGGGTGAGTTTAAAGAAATCCTCAAGGACTTATCTCACCTAATGCTTGCATCAATGGTCGAGGAAAAACCTGCTGGTGAACTGCATATATTTAACGGGGGAGAACCAATCCAATGAAGTATCTACTAGATGCAGACATCGTTGCCTTTAAAGCTGCAACATCAGTTGAGCGGCCTGTGAATTGGGGTGACGGTATGTGGACACTTCATGCTTACGAAGCTGAAGCTATAGATGCTGTCCATGATTACCTTGACCGTGTGACCAAAAGCCTTGGAAGAGGTGAGTTCTTTTTCTTTCTGACTGCACCTAAGAACTGGCGCAAGGATATCTTACCGACCTACAAAGAGAACCGTAAGTCTGTAAGAAAGCCGCTGCTTCTTCCATTCTTGAGAGAGTGGATGCAAGAGGAATGGAACGCTGTCATCACCTCACCACTTGAGGCAGACGATCTGATTGGTATCGCAGCAACTGCAACCACTGACGATTGTATCATTGTGTCTGAGGATAAAGACTTACTCACTATCCCTGCTAAAATATTTAACCCTGCAAAGGGTGAGTTGCATGACATCAATAAGTATACTGCAACCTATAACCATATGCTCCAAACTTTGGTTGGAGATAAGACTGATGGGTATGACGGGTGTCCAACTATTGGAATGGTAAGAGCGCACCGCATCTTAGAAGAAGCTAAGACCACTCAAGAGATGTGGGAACTGGTTGTTCAAGCGTACCAGAA